AAAGGTGCTGTCCTTCTTCTTGACGAAGTTGACTTGGGTTCAAACAAGTTGATGTGTCTTCAATCAGTTCTTGAAGGTAAAGGTTACCTAATCAAGAAAACTGGTGAGTGGGTGACTCCTGCTGAAGGGTTCACTATCCTTGCTACTGCAAACACCAAAGGTCAGGGTTCTGACGATGGTAAGTTTGTTGGGACTCAAATCATGAACGAAGCAATGCTTGAAAGATTTGCGGTCACAATGCAACAAGAATACCCACCAGTGGTTACTGAGAGAAAAATCCTTTCTAAGGAAATGGCTCTGACTGGTGATGTTGACATGGACTTCTGTGAGAAGTTGGTTGACTGGGCGGACGTAATCAGAAAGACCTTCTACGAAGGTGCGATTGATGATGTCGTGACTACTAGAAGACTGGTTCACATTGTGAATGCTTTCAGAATGTTTGGTGACAAACTCAAGTCCATTGAAATGTGCATTTCAAGGTTCGATGAAGAGACTAGAGTCTCTATCTTAGACCTCTACACTAAGGTTGACGCTGGTGTTAACCCTCTTGAAGAGGTTGCGGAAGAGGGTTCAGAAGAAAATTCTGAAAACCCTCTAGACGAAAATGACTTCTAGACCTATAATAATGGTATGAGTATTAATTACAAATACAACGAGAGAGAACTCTTAAAGGAGTTCTCTTCGTATATAGACAAGACTTATGACCAACACTATAGTCATAACAAGTTTCAGGCGACTGAATTTATTATGGACAGTGGTCATGGTGAGGGATTTTGTATCGGGAACATTATGAAATATGCACAACGATACGGAAAAAAAGATGGGTATAACAGAGCAGACCTTTTGAAAGTAATCCATTATGGATTCCTTGCTCTAAACAATCATGATAGGAGACTACAAAGTGATGAAGATTAGTAATGAAACTAAGGAAGTTCTAAAAAACTTCGCAACAATTAACTCTGGCATTAAAGTAAATGCTGGAAACAAATTAGAGACTATCTCTAATATGAAAAACATTCTTGCGGTTGCAACGGTAAACGAATCGTTCCCCCAAGGATTTTCTGTATATAACCTGCCTGAATTTTTGGGTGCAACGTCTTTATTTGAAGACCCTGACTTTCAATTCAATGACGCAGCTATGACTATTACGGATAACAATTCGTCAATGTCATATTTCTATGCTTCAGAAGGAATGGTGACTTCGCCTGAGAAAATGATTACGATGCCAGAGGCAGAAATTGTATTCGATATCAGTAGCACATTACTGAATGACTTGAACAAAGCGTCAAGTGTTTTGGGTGTAACTGATTTGGTTCTTGAATCTGACGGTACAAATATTTCATTGACTGTTAAGGATAAGAAGAACTCGACTACAAACACGTTCAGTAGAATCGTGGGCACTGGAAATGGTGCTACGTTCTCTATGAACTTTAAGATTGAGAACCTAAAAGTTCTTGCAGGTAACTATACAGTATCTGTATCAAGTAAAGGTATATCCCATTTCAAAAACAAGGATATTGACCTAGAGTATTTTATTGCACTGGAACCTGATTCAAAATATAATGCCTAAAGGCATATATAATACTGTGTTAGTGTTATGCCAGTCTCTGTAATACTTTCGGGAGTGACCCCTTCTCATCACACAACTAGGGTGGGTCACGCCGTAAAATCGGTGGGGATTTTACAACCTTTTAATGAGACTATATTATGAACAATGAATTTTTATTTGTAGAGAAGTATCGTCCTCAAAAAATTGACGATTGTATACTTCCAAGTGACCTGCAAGCCACATTCAAAGACATTGTAGAAACGGGTGAGATTCCTAATCTAATGTTAAATGGTACTGCAGGTTGTGGTAAAACAACTGTAGCGAAGGCACTTTGTAATGAACTTGGTGCAGACTACATTGTAATTAACGGTTCTGATGAAGGTAGATTGATTGATACCTTAAGAACTAAAATCAAAAACTTTGCCTCCACCACCAGTTTGGCAGGTGGCCCTAAAGTAGTTATTCTAGACGAAGCAGACTACATTAGTGCCGAATCTGTTCAACCTGCCCTGCGTGGATTCATTGAAGAGTTTAGTTCTAATTGCAGGTTCATTATGACTTGTAATTTCAAGAACAGAATTATCAATCCTTTGCATTCAAGATGTACTGTGATTGATTTCAAGATTCCTAATAGTGAGAAACCTAGACTTGCAAGTGTGTTCTTAGCAAGACTTATGGAGATTTGTACACTAGAGGAAATTAAGTTCAACCAAGACGTACTTGCTGAACTTATCATGAAATTTTTTCCCGACTTTAGACGTTGTCTAAATGAGGTTCAAAGATACGGTATCGGTGGTGAAATCGATACTGGATTACTTTCTACTCTTGCAGAAGAGAAGATTACGCCATTGATAAATACACTCAAAGAAAAGAAGTGGACTGAAATGCGTAAATGGGTCGGAGAGAATTCCGACAATGACTTGTCTGTAATGTATAGAAAGATATTTAATGCACTCGAGCATAAACTCGAACCTGCCTCGATACCTGCCTGTGTTTTAATCATAGCAGACTATCAATACAAATCCGCATTTGCGGCTGATACTGAGGTCAATCTTGTGGCATGTTTGACTGAGATTATGAGTGAGTGTACATTTAGGAGTAAGTAATGTTAGGAATGTTAACAGTAGGTGACCAATTCCCACCTTGTAAACTGAATGGAATTGACGCTAACAACGACTTCGTTGAAGTTGAAATCGTTGAAGGGTATCAACCCCTTAAACATGATTGGACGGTAGTCTACTTTTATCCAAAAGACTTTACCTTTATCTGCCCAACTGAGATTGCTGGTATGGACATATTAGTTGACCATGCAAACGTAATTGGTATTTCGGGTGATAATGAATTCTGTAAGTCTGCTTGGAAACAAGCGAATGGTGTGATTAGAGAAATCAAACACACACTTGCGGCTGATTGTGGACTTAAGTTATCTTCTGAACTTGGCATTGTTAATGCTGAGGAAGGTGTCTGTAATCGTGCAACATTTATCTTTGATAAAGATAGAGTTATTCAACACGTGTCAGTTAATGGATTAGACACTGGTAGAAATGCTCAAGAAGTTCTTAGAACTTTGAAAGCAATTCAAGCTGGTGGACTGACTGGTTGTGAATGGAACGAGGGAGATGACTTCGTTGCATGAGCGAGTTTGATGAAATAGTACAACGCCAACGAGAACTTCTCGAAGCAGAAGAGTGGGCAAAAGGAATACATACCTTACAAGTACATAGGTTGTATTCCATGTACTATGAAACAAAAGAATCCAAAAAATTTCTCGACAAAGGTTATGTCACTGATACTACATATAATAGTGGCTTAACTGTAAGAGAACAAAATGGAAAAGTGGTATACAAATTTGGAGAAGAATTGAAAGGTCAAGCACTTGTAGATTCTTATAGAAGACATACGTGAAAAAAACTAACCCGTTTGATTTTGTTAAATCTGTATCCCATACCAAAAAAGATATTATGGTGGACGATATTGCTGAGAAGCAGTATGCACCATTCATAACTAATAAAGCATTATCCTATCACCAAGACGCAGTTTATTTTGCAAATGAAATGAACATACGTCATGGTGTAGATAACCGCCTTCAATACCTTTTTTATCTAAATATACTAAGGAAAAGACAAAGATTTTCAACTTGGTCTAAACCCTATATTAGTAAAAAGTTAGATACAATCAAGGACTACTATCAAGTAAGTAACTTAAAAGCAAAGGAATATTTGGAAGTTCTTACTGATAAGCAGGTTCGTGAATTGAAAAAAAGAATGACAAAAGGTGGCAAGGATAATGGAAAGTTATGAGAATGAAGTCAAAGACTTAATCGAAGTTACATTCCCCGAAAAAGACGATTTTTTAAAGATACGTGAGACTCTCACTAGGATTGGTGTAGCGTCACGTAAAGAACAAGAACTATATCAGTCTTGCCATATCCTACACAAACGTGGGAAGTATTACATAACCCACTTCAAAGAACTATTCATACTGGACGGTAAACCTAGTAACCTAGACGAGAATGATATTGGTAGAAGGAATACTATTATTAACCTTTTACAGCAGTGGAATCTACTTAAAGTAGTTAATCCTGACAGTATCAAAGAACCTACCGCACCACTTTCACAGATTAAAATCATTCCTTTTAAAGAGAAAAAGGAGTGGATTCTTACACCTAAATACAATATTGGTAATAATAAAGCACCCGAATAGTATAAATATCCCTACGAGGATACATTACATGTTTGGATTTTTATTAGCAATATTGAAAAGTATTGTGCTCAAGTTGGCAACGACTGGAGCATTTAACTTCATGATGCCAACTCTATTAAAGATAGATAAGTGGTGTGAAGATAAAATTGGATTAGACATAATCAAACAAGAGCAGAGGTGGTTTGAAAAGTATCCACTGCTCAAAAAAAGAATTGAGACTTTGGAATCTAAAGTTAAAGAACTTGAGTCTCAAAAATAAGGAGAATCTATGTTTAAAGCAAAACTAGATTTAGTAATGGGTTGGGTAAAAGCCAGAATCGCAGAACGTACTTCATGGGACGGTGCTACGATTATAGGTATATCAGTGTTGGTTCTTATGGCCGCACCGATTGTTAAACTCTTGGCTTGGCCTGCTTTAGCTTATGGGATTTATACTCTTCTAAAAGAAGAGAAATTAGTGTAATAAATAATCTTAAATAATGGAGAATATCATGGAACCTACATTTTGGTTGATAATCTTGTTGATTGGAGTACCCGTATTATTTGTCTTGAATGATAAGTATGGTTGGGTTGACACTGCAGTGGGCAAACCACCAGTGGTAGAAGAAGAAAAGGTGTTTAAAGCACCTACTGCTAATAAACTTATGAAGTTCACAAAGAAAGAACTCATTGAGTTTGCAGAAAACAACGACATAGTTGTTACACCTTCTAAAACAAAAGCTGAAATCATCAAGCAGATTAGAAAAAAATAAGGATTTAGGGCGGTGAAAAAAACGCCCTAAATACTTCCTTCCTAGAAGTCCATTCCCCTAAATAGGTGTATGGACATATTTCAATTCTTAAGTGAAGTGGGAATCCCTATCGGGACTGCGGTAGTGATGGCTTTCTTCATTTATCTGACGTTAAAATTTACTTTTGATTCAGTCTTAAGTCAAATAGCGTCCACAGAAAACATCATTTCCATGCTCGAAACTAGGGCACGTGTAATGAACAACGACATAATACGTATAGATTTATTAGTTAGTAGTGCATTAGACGTAGCGCCCCCAGTTGATAGGGTCGCACGTGCAGAGAATTTTGTAGAGGATGGGACTATAGACGCAAGAAGGGACTAGAATCATGGGCGAAATAGCTAAATTAATCGCTGAGTTTGGATTCCCTGTTGTTATGTCTATAGGTATGGGTTACTTCATATGGTATGTTTGGAAATTCATAACAGGTGAAGTTAAACCAGCACTAGGTCGTATGTTTACGGCAAGTATAAAGCTGACTGACCAGCTTAGAATGTTAGACCAAGACATGATTAGACTGCAAGAAAAGGTTAATACTGTCTTGGAGTATCGAGAGCGTCAAGAAATATTGCAGGACGCAGAGGAGAAAGAAGCTCTCGAAGAGGTTAAAAAAAATGAGAAAAGAAAAACTAAGGGATAAATTAGAACTAGGAGTTCTAATATCAATCTTTGTTGTGTCGATTATAAGTCTGTCACCTTCGGTACAAGCAGACGAATTAGTACACAAATTTAAGTCACCTTCTTTTAGTGGTATCGGAACTTCAGCTCATTATTTGACAATTGAGAATCAGGAGAAATCTAGGACTGATAAAATCGCTGAGGACATTCGGGCAGCTCTTCAACGTGCTGAACGAGAAGCAGAAAATACTGTTCTCGCAAAATTTATCAGGAATTTAGAATCACGTATATATGCTCAGCTGTCAAAACAGTTAGTTGAAAATATGTTCTCTAATGAAGAGGGAGCTAACTACGGTACATTCACATTAGAAGGTAATACAATTACATACGAGAAAAAAAATATTTGTACAGAAGATGGACTATGTGACGATTGGATTGTGATGACAATTGTAGATTCAGAAGGTTCAACTACTACAATTGAAATTCCAATCGGTACTGGGGGATTCTAGTGAAAAATTTCTTTTTAGTTGGAGTGCTTGGACTCTTGTTGTCTAGTTGTGCGGGAATACCGCATATGCAAGATTCATGCACAGCAACTGTAATGAAAGCATTTGGTGAATGTGTTGAAAGTCCTGAAGCAATCAAACTTCCAGCATACAAATTATTATTAGATTTACCACCCGCTGAGGTAAAACCAGTGGTGGCTGTTTATGCATTTACAGACTTAACAGGACAAAGAAAAAGACAAGACGGTGTTGCGACATTTAGTACAGCAGTAACTCAAGGTGCTACTGCAATGTTGATAGACGCACTCAAAACTGCAGGTGGTGGAACATGGTTCCGTGTAGTTGAGAGACAAGGATTAGATAATCTTGTACGTGAAAGACAAATAGTTAGAAGTACAAGAGAACAATTTTTAGAGGAAGGAGAATCGAAAGAAACTATCCAACCTCTTTTATTTGCTGGTATCATACTCGAAGGTGGAATCATAGGGTATGACAGTAATATGGAAACTGGTGGCCGAGGTGCAAGAACATTAGGGATTGGACACTCGACTGCCTATCGTAGGGATACGTTAGTTGTTTCTTTGAGAGCAGTTAGCACATTGACTGGTGAAGTTCTTATGAACGTTCAAACCAAGAAGACTGTGTTGAGTGTTGCTCAGGGATTTGACGTATTCAAATTTGTAGATTTAGATACCCAACTGATAGAAATTGAGGACGGGGTGACAGAGAATGAGTCGGTGACATTTGCAACGAGGGCTGCTATTGAAGCCGCTGTTCTAGAAATGATTTATCAAGGACATGATAGAAAATACTGGACAATAAACGGAAGACATAGACACCCTCATAATATAGATGGAAGTAATGAACGACATTCCATCGAGGAGATAAAAGACGATTATGAAAATGAGTAAACTAAAATTATTTTTAGGTATCTTTTTCCTTGGGTCTGTTATGCCTCTTATAGCTGATGACGATAACGAAATATTTTTGCAACAATCAGGAGATAATCTTACATTGACTATCGACCAAGT